TTTTGTTTTAGTATATAAATCACTACCTAAATTCTTTTTCTCATTTTGTTTATTGTCTTCATCTCTGTCTTCTTCATCTTCTTTTTCTTTTGTAGATTTATCAATTATTTTATACCTAGCAATTTTTTCATCTTCAAAAATTTCAACATCACCTAACTTTTGAGTTTTACTATCATAATCAGGATTTTCAATATCATAAAAACCTTCTTCATTGTAAACTTCTTGTGATGCGTTTCTAAAATTAGGTTTTGTTTGTCCGTTTTCCTTTTTAAAAACTTCAGGTAGTTTACTGTATATTTTTACTTTATTTTCTTCTTTTCTTGCGTACATAATTTTTATTTTAAATCATTTGTTAACTGCTCGTTGTATAAATCGGAGACCTTTGTAGCTGTTAATTCTTCATTCCACCATCCTAAAGCATTTATTTTACCATCAAAAGGGAGTGAAGTTATTTTAGCAATTCCTAATTCTAAATCAATACCTGTATTATCCATCGCAACATAAGTCCCAGATGTTGTAGTAACTCCATTGTTTAAAGACCCATTAGTATATATATTAATACCTGATGCTAAACCACTACCATCATACGTTATAGTGTAATAATTCCAAGTTGATACTGTTGGTTGAATATTTACTGCTCTTTTAATATATATAGATGCTGAACTATTTGAAAACAGCCAAATTTCTAATTTACCAGAAAGATATAAAAACTGATATTCCGATACATTAGTACCACTCCTTTTATTTATTATAAAAGAGTTTTGAATAACATCAAAATATACCCACATTGATATTGAAAATGGGTTATCTGTTACACCATTTCCAAAAGTAAAATCAGCACCAGGAAGTACTATATTACTTGTATCTACACCTGCAAAATCAACACAATTATTTAAAACACCTGATATGTAAGATACACCAGTATCTATCCCATCATTAGAGCCTGAATAGTCATTTGAATTACTATCAAATCTATAATATGAAAATAAATTTGTTGTATCAATTGGGCTTACATATCCTGAGCGTATTATTCTATTTCCTAATATATTTTTCATTATCGTGGGTCTATATCAGCTTTAAAAATTGGTGTTGTTGCATCAGGGCAATAAATAGTTTCATAATTTGTTAAAGGTGTGTTAAAATAAAATTACCTGTATAAATTAATTCAATGCTTTTTCCTGCTACCAAACTACCTGTTGTAAAGGCTAATGTTGTATCGGCAGTCATATTAAATTTATAAATAATATCCTGTGAGAAATCAATTGTTAATGTTCCGCTAACATCACCTAAATCTACAACTCCTTTTAATTCTCTTTTTAGTTCAGTAACACCTACAGTATTAGCACCTAAAACAAAAGGACTTATACTATCTCCTACACCAAAGCGTATGTTATCTATTTGCCAAGTTGCTGCACTATCACTTGCGGCTATTGTTATTTTATTAAAATTAGTGTCTGTAAAACCAAAAATACTCATTGGTATAATCATAGTATACAAATCAGCTGTTACAGCATCAGCAACACCATATGTTGCTACAGGTACTGTTTTTAAACCAACCAAACTTCCTGCATTGTAAAAATAAATACGCCAAAAAGTTACTGTAGATTTTTGCTCAAATATTAAGTTGGTATATTCTGAAACTGAACGCGTTTTAGTATTGTTCAACTCAAACACATCAGTAGGTTCAGTAACTAAACCTTTAATTGAAGTAGTACCATATAAAGGTGCTGTTGTATCTTCGGTTATTTTAGTAGATAAACTATTAAAACTCCACGTAGGTACTGCAGCATCAACCCATACGTTTGTTGTGCTAATTTCTTCACCAGTAATAAAATCTATTCCTGTTGTTGCTCCTGCTTTAACCAAAATATAACGAATAACAAACTCAGTTAACGGATCATAATCTTCGGGCGCTGCACTTGCTCCTGGTGTTCCTGTTCTTTTACTTATATTCCCATTAATATCAGCATAAATAAAATCCATTCGTGGGTTTGTAGCATCTGCCGCTACTAAAGTTACTGTTAATGGTGTTGCGCTATAATTAACTCCGTTAATTGGGTACCTATCTGCAGTAACTGCATAACTTAAACCACCTACCGAAATACAACTAACATTTTCAGAAAGTAAATTACTTGCAGCTTGTAGTTGTATAATATCATTTTCAAAATGATCTATATTACCATCGTGTTCTGCAGCAGTTAACGGTGATCCTTTTGGTATTCTACGTACTAATGTCATTTTATTTTATTTTATCTTATTATTTAACAGATTGCTTCGTTACTCTCGCAATGACGTTATTCAAATACTCCTACATCAAACACTCCTACAACATACACGCTATTATCGTTTGTAACATCAACAACTGAAGGTACTGTTACAGGATGTTGCTGCACATCAAAACCTATTATATGAAAGGTATTAGGTTTACTCATAGTCTGCCATATTATCTTTTTTACTTTCTATTAAAACAACACTGGTTTCACCTTCAGATAAATCAATGTCTAAACTTGTAATGTTATAATTTTTTGCTTGTAAATAGTTAAACTGAAGGATGTCTAGCGGTGTCACTATTCCAAATACATTCCCTTCAATTTTAAATTTAGTATCTCGTGTGGTTCCGTGGTAAATTCTTGCAAGTGCATCACTATATGTTATACGTTCATTTTCACCAACACGCTTCCAATTAGTTAACATAAAACGCCTATCCGTTTCCGTTATAACTTCAGCGTTTATTTTTACAAATAATTCATCACCTAATTCTATTTGATTTGGCACACCCCATTGTATTAACACATAATCTGTTTCTGTAGGTGATAAATAAAATTGTGTTACCAACTCCAATATTCCGGTTGCTGCACGCTTTACATAAATACTATCGTTATTAGCAGTCATTAAAAAATAATCGCTTTTTGAAATATGTATAATTGTTTCTACTAAATTTGTGAAAACATCATTGTTTACTAATATTCTTTCGTACTGAATTATAGGTATTGCAATTTCTTCTGGAGCAATATTATATGTATAGCTTACAAAGTTTACAAATGGTGAAATTTTTAAAACATTGGTTGTTAAATCGTTGTTATCAAAACCATAATTCAAGTTCACTTCTTCAGAAGTTGTATAATCTATGGAACGTGTTTTTTTAAAGTAACCATCTTCTTTAATTCCATTGTAGGTTACTTCTAATTGCGTGTATGCTACACGGCCTACAAATGGCCCGGTTGCTACTTCTAATATTGGGTGTAATTGTAAATTAATATAACCACTTTCAATTATTAAAATTTCTTCGTAATTTAATTTAGCATTTATAGGATAGTAATTTACACCTTCAAAAGTAACCATTGCGCCTACTGAAAATTCAAAATCGTATTCAGCTTCTAAATCGAATGTAGCTTTGTTAGATAATATAGTAGTGCCATCCTTTGTTAAATTGTATAACAATTTTTGTGCATAAGCTCCACTATCAACTAATGCTGTAGGGTCTGTTGCTGTACACCAAATAGTAGCATTTAATTTAAAATCTATACTGTAATTTTTATCTATTGCACCAACTATATATACAGGCGCTATTAAATCTATATATCTTGTACCAACATCAGTTAAACCAATACTTTGCCCTAATTGCAAATAAAAAGGACCCGTAGTTTCTGTTTCAGCTTCTTCTTCTTTAATACCTTTAAAATATAATGCGTTATAAAATGAAGTACCTGTTTGCTGCCAATAATCTACATCAAAAATTAAATCTGAAATACTATTTTTATTATAAACAACATTAGCATCTTTCTGGTAAATAATATCTATAGGAAATACATTTGTAGGCTGGTCTTTTTTCCAGTTTATTATAACATCTTTAAACGGTGGTAACGCTGTTATTAATGGCGTAGATTCAAATGCTATAGATTTAACTGTACGTGTAAATGTAGTAATACCATCAGCTACATAACGAGCACCGTTTGCACCATAAAATTCAGCATCTACAGTAATATCATTAAAACGATTAATACCTACAATATACCACTGGTTACGCCAAACAAATAACCTACTACCTAATGAAACCAATAAATCTTCTAATATTTCATACGCGTTTTGTTGCTTGTTATTATCAATAAAATTTGAAGTATCTATTTCTTTATCATTTTCATAAAAATCTACAGCTGCATTTTTTATTGCTGGTGCAACCGTAATTGTAAATGCATTACCTGTTAAACGTAAACACGCTTCAATAACATCGAGTATGTTTTTTGTTTCTTTATAATATTCATCTGCTAAATATTTATTTTTCAATCTACCTAAACCATCTGTAGCTGTAAACTTTACAAATAAACTACCATTCTCATAAGGCTCACTATATAAATCAGGCATCAAAAAACCTTGCCAAATAATATCTGAAGTAATTGCATCTTCTAACTGTACTTCAAAACGTGTTTCGTTTCCTGTAAATAGGTGTAAAAATTTACCATCACTAGCATCAGGCACCAACATATTAAACGATAATTCACTTGCCATTATAGGCTGAAATTCATCATCAGATCCGTTATATACTAAATGCGGATTTGCACGTGCTGTTTTTTCAGCAATGTTGTTACCTGCAATTAATGTGGTATCGTTTATTAATATGTTAAATTTAGTAAATGCCATTTATTGAGTTCTATTATCAATTTTATCCTGGCGTTTTAATACCATTTTCATATGGCTACCTTGCATTTTACTTTCTAAAATATATGGTATCATTTGCACACCACCTGAAGCGTTTAATTGATTGTATAATGTTTTTTGTTGGTCTGTATTTAAAATTAACTCACTACTATTTACACGTGCTAAAATTTTATCACCATAATAAGAAGTACCATCAACGATACCACCTGTTGTAAATTTTGGTATTGCCGCAAATGCAGATAGTACACCACCAACTGCGGTAGCTATAAATGCGGGTGTTGTAAATATTGCCGCTGGGCCTGTTGCAGTTCCTGAAGCTGTTGCTCCCGCAATAGATTGCGATATTGAAGAAGCTAACATCATAGCTATTAGCTTTGTAATAGTAGCAAATAATCCTTTTACAAAGCCTTGAAAACCAGTATCTGCTAATCCTAAAGAATCAACAATATTATTTCCTAAATCGTAAAAGGCGTCACCTACAGCATATCCTATTTCAACAGCAGCTAATTGAAAAGCGTTTAACTTAACTTTAAATTGTTCTAAATATTCACCAGCTAATTCTGTACTGTTTTTAATATTTTCTGGTAAATCTTTTAATGGGTTTAAACCATCAATAGCTTCACCAGAAAAACCATTTAATTTATTGAATGCTGTTTGTATTGCAGATAATTCTTGTATTATTCCACTATTACCCGTTAATACTGTAGTTTCAATATTTGTTGCTTCACTTCTGCCTTTAACTGTTGGCGTTGCATTAGGGTTTTTATTTAGTTCTTTATTTAATTTTTTTGCTAAATCAGTAGCTTCCTTTTGTCGTTTATTAAATTCAGCCGTTGCTTTAGCACTAGCTTCTGCCTGTTTAGCTTGTTTAACCATAGCCGCAACTTGGTCTTCCATTTGTAGATTTACAAATATTTAAGTTTACTCACAGCAGGAGTTATTTTTTGAATCATAGCAGTAAAACGTTCTACCAACAACCCAATACCTGCAGCAATTAATGCTATAGGATTTGCTAACATTGCAGCTGTTAGGGTTTCAAACGCACCTGCTGTCCAAGCTACAGCTGCACTTAAACCACCATAAGCAGTAATTAACCCAGGAATAACGGTTGTCATCATAAAACCAAGCGCTACTAATACTGGACCTATTGCCGCAACCAATGCACCTATAACAACTATTACTTTTTTTGTTGCTGGTGAAAGATTTGTAAACCAACCAGCTAAAGAAGCAAGTTTAGCAGCTAATGCAGTAACATACGGTGCTAATATTTTACCAAATGAAATTGCTAACCCTTCACTAGCAGATTTTAATTTAAATAAACTACCCTGTAGGGTGTTATCCATTATATCTGCCATTTTTTTAGCTGCTCCTGCTGAGTTTTCATAAGATATAGCTAAAGTATTTGCTTCTTCAGAATTATCAGCCATAATAGCTGCTACTGTAGCACCACGTTTTCCAAATAAATCAAAAGCTATTTTATTTTTATTTGTTGAAGTAGCAATATCATTCATTGCACTTTCTAATGTTTGTCCACTACCTGCTAAATCTAAAAATATATTTCTTAAACCTGTACCTGCTGTTGTAGCATCAACACCACGATCTACCAATATTGATAAATACCCAGTAGCCTGCTCAATGCTTACACCTGCATTTTTAGCAACAGGTGCTAACGTACTCATTGATGTTTTAAATTTTTCTAAATCTAATGCTGAAGAAGAAAATGATTTAGCCATCACATCAACTACTCGCTGCATTTCAGTAGCTTCTAAGCCAAACCCACGCAAAGTTGATGCTGCTACTATAGCACTATCAGCTAAATCTGATCCTGTTGCTAAAGCTAAATCTAATGTAGCGGCAGTAACCGCATCAATTTCTTCAGGTTTAAAACCTAATTTAGAATAATTTAATTGTAATGCAGCAACCTCTGTAGATGTATATCTAGTTGTACGCCCTAATTCTAATGCACTCTGTGTTAATTTTTTAAACTCATTATCCGTTGCTCCTGAAATAGCTTTTACCTTAGCCATTTCTTGTTCAAAGTCAGCAAATGTTTTAACTGATATTGCAGCAAATGCAGTTAATGGTGCAGTTAAACCAATGGTTAAACTTTTACCAACCTTTTTCATTTGCCTACCCATTTTTTTAAGCTGACGTTGGCTATTCTGCATTTGCGTACTAAATTGCTTTAGATCTGCAAAAAATTTAATATTAATGGTTGCTAAACTACCTGCCATTGTACAACGTTTTACAAGTTTTTAAACTTATTTTTTAAGTCCTTTTTTGTTAGCGTTGGTTTTGTTTGGTTTGGTTTATTTTGTTGGTCCCAGGTTAATGGCATAAATTGTTGTGGTGTTTTATTGCCAAACTTTTTAGGATCAGCATTCATTTTAACAGTCCAATAACAAAGTATGCGAGTTTGCTCCCATCGTTCTTTTATTTCATTTTCAGTTAGTTTAAATTTAATTTTTAGTTGGTTATTATAACCTACACTTATATTGTTTAATTGGCGTGGTGTTAGGTTGTAATACTCTTTAATTGGTATGCCAATTTCACCACATACAAATTGTTGTAATTCATCAAAATCAGGATCAGAAGGTATTACTTTTTCTTCTGACCCTTCCGTACATTTGGGTCCACAGGTGGTGCTTTTTGTAATGTTTTAGCATAAGCACTCATTAATTTACCCAGTAAATCATGATTTTCAAACATTGCATAGTCCATTAACTCGTAACTTGTAAATGGAAACACTTCATTTGCTGTATTTAAACCAACAAAAAATAAATCTCTTAATATTTTAATGGTTTCAAAATTTAATTCACCTGAAGCATCAACACCTGCTATTTTTTTTTGCACTTTATTTAATGAGTTTAAACCCCACATTTCACCAAGATGTTCTAATGCTTCCATTCCAAAATGGATGTTGTACTTTTTATTTTTTATAGTTATGGTTTGTTTCATAGTTTTTGGTTTTATATTACAGATTGTTTCACTGCGTTCGCAATGACGTTTTGTTATTAATAATTGTCATACTTCAACAGGCTTAGTGTGACAATATTTGTTTTATTTACAGATTGCTTCGTTACTCTCGCAATGACGTTATGAAGCAATCTGTTAATTTTTATACTACTGTACCAATTACAAGCTCCCCACTTCCTTTTAAACTATAACTAAATGTTACAGATTCATCGGTTGTTGCGCCAATTGTAAAGTTTTCTATATATGTACTTCCACTAAGTACTACGTGTCCAGAAACTCCATCAGTATATGTAAATGTTGATAGTGTTTTTGCTTTCCACAATGCTAATAAATCAGCTAATGCGTTTTCTACTGTTGTATCAATTGAAACAATACCACTTACACTTCCTGTAAATGATTGTGTACCTGGTGTAACTTCAGTACCTACCGTATCTTTTGTTGCAATTTCTTTAAACTCCGTAGATCCATTAATTTCACATTCAGCTTCGTGAAAAATTTCTTTATCAGCTACTTTAAATCTCATTGCTGTACCTCCTAAAAATGCCATAATTTTTTATTTTTTTAATGAATAATTGCTTTCTGTATATAATTGGCCATAAGCATCTACTTGTGGCTCTTGTGTTCCGTTGTATTTAAATATCCCTACAGCTTCAAATGAAGTTTTAACTGCATCTACTATTTGTAAGGTTTGCTTGTATGTTTCTGAATATACCTTTATTGATATACTGTAAGGAAATGCTCTATCTTTTGTAATTCCTGCTAATTCTGAAATAGCGTAATTTACTAATGGCATTTCTGATTTCTGATCTGAAATTATTGGTTGCACGTCAATATTTAAACTTATTAACACTGCATTTGCGCTTAAAAGTGCGAATATTGTTTCTGATATTTGTTCCATTTGTTTTATTAATGAGATTGCTTCACCTTGTTCGCAATGACGTTTATTTACTTAATTTATTAATTTTCTTTTGAAAGTATCTTGCAACTGCGCTTGCACTTTCATTTGTTACTTTACCTTTTGTTAACTGATATGCTTTTTTCATAAAAAAAGCTCCAGGAACTCTACCTACTACATTTCCTTTATTTCTTTTCCCAACTCTAGCTAATACACTAACTGCTTTTCCTGACTTCTTTTTTTTACCTCTATTACTAGAATTACCATATATATCGTGACCTTGATCTACCATATGCCCATACCAACCATCACCCCAAACATTTCTTCCTGCTTTACTTGTTTTTTTACCCTTATAAACTCTTGGCCCTATATAAACAGTTGGATTAATTCTTGAATTTCCTTTTTTACCAACTATAGGTTTTATTGAGGCTCTTAACGAACCACCTAAAACAGTTCTTTTAGATTTTATATTTGAAAAAGAACTTTGTACAGGAACATATCTTTGTGCTGCTGTTTTTGTGGGTTTTGAAAATTGTTTTAAAATTTGTATTATTTCACGTTTTTTTGATTTATCATTTGACAGTTTCATTAGTTGTTTTTGAAGTTTATCAAAACCTTCAATATCAACTAGACTTTTAAGACTACTCACGTTTACTACATCTTAAGGTTAAATATTCTTTAAATCCTTCTTGTACTACACTGTTAATATTATACACACCATCTATATCTTCAACCAGCAGTTTTTCACCTTCTAACAAAATTTGTTTGTTATATCGTATCGTATATTTACGAACGTTTAACGCTACTATTTTACCTTGCTCACTTTCATTACCTGATACATCTTCTAATTTTGCCCACAGGATTTTAAAAACTACTTCGGTATTAATTTTTTCACCGGTTGGTTCTGTAATAGTTTGTAACTGTTTTATTGTTACTCGCCTATCTAATTGCCCTATTTGCGTTTCGTTACTCACTGTAATAATGGAAACGTGTTAGTAAATTAGTTGATGCACGTGGTAATTTTTGAACACTATCATCGCGCTTTTTATAGAAAAACGAGAATATTAAAAATATTGCTTGTTTATCTTGCTCTGGCAAATCTTCAGCCGCTGCATAACCTACTGTTATATCTATTTTAATACGTACACCTGTACCACTTTTTAAGGTTGGTAAATCTGCATCTTCCGTTAAATAATGAAGTACCGATTTTATTTCATCTTCTTTTAACAACTCGTAAAATGATGTATCTAAAATTTGCCACACACCATCTTCATCTAAATATTGAATTTGTGTAATTGCACTTACTGGTGATTTAGGAAATGCAAACATATCTTCATATCCAAATTGTTGAATTTGATATTTTGCTTCTGTAAAATTTCTACTGGTATAATCTTCAGCAAATCCAATTGCAGCATCACGGTAATGGTTTAACAAATCATCTTCAGTAAGTTCATCTAACTCAATTTTTAGTTGATTTTTAACTTCATCTAATGTTATTAAAGCTACTGGTGTATGCGGTTGTTTAAAAATATATGATTTCATAATTTTAGTTTCTAATTAACAGATTGCTTCACTACGTTCGCAATGACGTTAGATTTGTTATTCTATCAATGACGTTATTTTACTTTTACAGCGTATTTTGCTTCAATAAGTTCAATTGCTTGTGCTTCTGGTAATTGAGCAGTTTCACCTGCATTGTATCCTAATCCAAATTTTCCTGTTGGTGACAATAAAAACTTAATTTTTATTGTTTTACCTGTTGGTTTTTGCTTTTCAATTACAAATTCTAATTGCTTTTTTAATTCAGCATCTTTTGTTTCTTTTGTAAAATCAACTTTATGCTTAACAGCTAATTTTTCTAACTCTTTACGAGTTAAATCACTTGCTTTTTTTGTTCCGAAAATATTATCTAAAAATGACATTTGTTTTTGTTTTAAAATTTGGTTAAAAGGGCTGCCCAACGCTAATTAAAACAACCCTTCAGCTAACCAAACTATCTAATTATTAATTCAAAATAATTATGCTGTTAACCAATCTTTAACTACTGAAAAAGATTCTGGTCTTTTTACTAGCATATCTAAAAACTGATTTACAGTAATTTCAATAATTCCTGCTTTTTTACCGGTAATATTATCTACTACCATATCATAGAATCCCCATTCACCAATTAACAAATCGGCAAAGTTTCCAAAAATAGCAGCACTACAAACACCTACTGAAGTTCCTTTATCTAAATCGGATGGTACCAATGTTGAAACACCTACTTTATATCCGTTAATTTCGTTTGCTGGTGACATTAAGTAACCTAAGTTAGTAACTGCGTGTGCAGTAGTTTTTAATTTTCCTTTTGTACCAGGATTAATTAAATACCCCATTTTATCTACTTCAGCATTCGCATTGTAAATTCCTGTTTCCATTGCTATAATATGTGCCCACGCAGGAGCTAAACCATTAGTACCAGCAACAACAGCATTTGTACCTGATGCATTTAAGATACCTAACGGCACATTACCTGCACCTGAACCATTAATACCTGCAATATCTATTGCTAATTGTGTTGCCAAACGAATATCTCTTGCAGTCATTCCTTCTAAATTAGGTGTAGATTGAATTAAATTTTGCAAAGAAACTTGTACGGTTGCAGATAAACGTTTTGGGTCCATTGTTAACTTACCATACGCATTTTTAGTTGCTGTAGTAGTTGTTCTTTCCCCTTCCCAAGTAGCAACAATACCACCGTTGTTTACAGGAAATTCTACTTTACCTGTTAAACCACGTAGATAGGTTGCACCCATTTGTTCTAAAATTGGTTTAGGTCTTAGTTGATCTATAACACCCATTGTTTGAGTACCAACTAAATTTGCACCATACGCACCAGCATCTTGTGTTACTGTTTGTGCAGTATCACGTTTTTCAACTCCGTTAGGAATTGCTACACCTTGAATTGCCACACCAGCTTCACGTGCTTCTTTTCTCATTTCCTGATCGTACTCAGCTTCAACACCTTCTAATTTACCACCTGGTAATTGAGAGCGTAATGCTTTGTGTAAAGAGAGGCGTTCCTGCAACTGATGCTGCACGTGCTTCACTTTTTTCAATAGCTTCAGCTCTTTTAATTTGAGCATCTAATGTTACTAACTCTTCTTGAATTGCATCAAAACGAGTTTCTTCAGTTGTGTTAAACTCTCTTTTTTCAGATGTAGCCAATGTTACAAATCCTTGCTGCTCCGTTACTAATGAAGCACGTTCTTCTTTTAATTCTTTTACTGTTTTCATTTTATGAATTGTTTTTATTAATTAATACTTGTGCTTCATAAACACTAAGCTTTCTTTGTTCTGTATTTTCTTTTGAAGCTGATATATATGCATCGTGGCTACGCTTTGCCACATCAGCTTCAGGATACGCAGGAAATGTTACTGGTGATACATCGTATAGTTTTTCAAATTTTACTATTTGGCGTAAATCCAATTCACCTTCACGGCTAATCCATTTTTGCTCTTTTATTTTAAATTGAAAAGAAGATCCTGAAACATCACCTGTATCAATTGCATCTTCTAAATCTTGCGCATAGCTACGTTTTGGAGTTTCATATCTGTAGCCTAATCCTTTATCATTTACAAATAATTCTAAAGTTCCTTTACCTTCCTTTGAACGTGCTAAAACAAAATTTGGATCGTGATTTAATAAACATCTAACATCATCATTCAAAACATCATCAAATGCTCCTGGTAATACTTCTTCTTCAAACCAATCGTAAATAGTTGTACGTACATTAAACAATGCAGCCATACCTTCTATAGTAGCAGGTTTATTTTCTTCACCATCAGCACGTTTTTCAATAGTTACTGGAGACGTAAAAAATCTACGTTCAGCATTTCCTATATTTGTTTTATACTCGTCTTTTTTACTCATTACCTTTTGCTTTAGTTTCTGCTTCTAATTTTTTTAATTGTAAATCAATCATTTCCATTACTTGAAGATTTACAGGTGTTAATGGATCATCTAACCCTGGTATTGGATTTTTATCTAATAATTGACGAACTTCATTTCTAGTGTAAACACCTGCATAAATTAGTTTGCTAAAATATTCGGCTTGTGTTTTTTTATCTGAGCGCAACAATGCACCTTCATTAGATTTTACATAATGGTTGCTTTTTTGTTCAGCTGAAGTAAATAGTTTTACATTGTACTCGCCTTCGAACTTTAAGGCCCACGGCAAAATAGAATCTGCAACGTGTGCTATTTTTGAATTGTTTACGTTGTCTATAGATTTTAGTTTATGTAATGGTAAGTTTAACCAACGGGCAACATCTTCAATTCCAAATTTATTTGTTTTTAAAAATTCTGCTTCTTGTGGTGTAATTTTTAAATGATTGAAGGATCCTGCTTCATCTATTACAGCTACTTTCCAATTTCCTGCACGGTCTAAAGTAGAACCTACTGCATTACCATACGCTTTTTTAACATCAGGTTTCATTGAAGTTGAAGTTGTAATTACAGCAGTTCCAATTCCTTTTGAGTTGTAATAATCTGTACCAAACTCTTGGCTAGACAAAGCAATACCAATACTAGCTGCTGCGTGTGTTAAAACACTTACGCCAGTAATTCCATTAAATGAAAAACCTGGAATGTGCAACATATCTTCAGCAGGTACTGATTTACCTGCAAATTTGTAATACAATTTATTTTTATAATTTACTACTTCAACTGGTGTTTTATCCTGGTTAATTAATTGTAAAGCTATTGGTTGTGCTGTGTAATTATTACGCTCTATTAACGCGTAGGCGTTACCTTTTAAAAGCGCGTGTTGTAACATCATTTTATCGAACATAAAAGATGTCATATATTGGTTTGGCCTTGTAGAAATTAAATAGTTTACCGGATGGTTACCTAATTTATTACGCTTTTCAGCTACTTTTTGAAATACTGCTTTTGGTAGTTTTGCAAAATCGTTTGTAATTATTTCTATTCCGTTGTAGAATGCTGATAGTGTGAGTGCACTATTTGCATTTACGGTTGTTCCATTTTTTGTTGTAACACCAAATAAACCACCAAACCAGCTACTACCAATTGTTTCTGGTTGCGCTGATCTGCGTGCTACTAACGGATAAAATGTTGTTGCTAAACTCACACTGTGTTGTTTTACAGTGTAAAATTGAGGTTGTTATATAAATAAATTATACAACAATGTTTAAAACGTTTTAAACATTAAATATTATTAATAATGGTATTTACTTTTACTAATTGGTAATTTTACGTGGTTAAATTTATGTAATGATTCAGTTACTTTTTTACAAGCTTCAGCAAGACCATCAGCAGCGGTTTTAAACTTATCTGGAATTTTTATTATTTTACTCATTTTGAATATTTTTTTATAGACTGGATTAATAAAAAGATTATAATTAAAACTTCTACAATAATTAAACTATATATTATTAATTGCCTCACAATTAATTTATTTATTAATTGAATTTCTAACAAAAAAGTAGTGCTAAATGGTATTACAAATAATAATATAAATAAAATTATAATTTTGAAGTTACTTTTAAAGGTTGGTGATATTCGCATTGTTTTCTATCTGGATTTTTAAAAATTATTTTATATTTACTCTTGCTTAAATACAGTTTATAATTACGCTTTAAACTGCAGGTAAATTTTTCACATCTCATTTTTTTTCCGCTTTAATGTTACTAAAAAAGCGTTGTAACTACTGTATCTATAGTTTGGTGGTATTACATTATTGTAATAAAATTGGTTTAGCGCGTGGAATGCTGTTGTAGCATTTTTATATTTTGGTATTAACTTATACCATTCCTGGGTAAATCCTTCAGCTGTAATAATTTTTCTAAATAATTCATAGTCGTTTTTCAACTTTTTTAACTCCTGATCGTTTGCTATTTGTAATGGTGTTTTTTTCAAGGCTATCATTTTTTATTAACTAGCCAACGCTAGTATTAATTCGTTTACTTGAATGTTTATTACTTTTAGATTATTTTTACTTAATTTTTTAGTAGGAATAACCATTTTATTATTTTTTAATTTTTTTAATGTATAAAAAACACCATCCAAATTAAAACCTATTGAGTATTTACGAACTACTTTTTTACTAAATCTGTTAGTCTTATAATTAAACAATCTATTATCTTCTAAAAATCCATAATGACTGAGTCCTTTTATATTCCATTTTGCAATATGTATTAAACGGTAATCTTTCATTTATTGGTTTGTAACTATATTATATTGGTTTTTAGATTGTTAGATTGTTATAGTACTGTTTTATCAGTAGTTACCAAACATTAAAACGATTTGGTAACACAGTATATAAATAATTTTTAACTACTTAAAATTAAGTTTGTCTATTTTACCAAGGCTTTT